ATCGTCCTCATGATAGTCTTCATACTCATCTTCCGAGACTGCACCTGGAAGATCAGCGTCAATGAAAGCACGACCAATGTTTGCCTCAGCCTGCTCTACTAGCATATTCATGACTGCAATCGATGTCTTGGCTTCCCAAATTTTCAAGCTAAAAAATAGCTTTGTCATTTCCTTAGTTCCCTAGAATGTTCATAGCATAACCCAAGTGTTACCGTACTTATATGTACGATAGCCAAGTAATAAGGGGGAGGCGTCCCCCCATATATCAAACTACTTTTTCTGTTGGTATCTAATCAATAGAACAAGTACCAATATAGTCAGAGCTTGGCTCAACAGTGGAGCTTGAATAAAAGCCGTTAACATTTCATTCATCGAAAGATACCTCTATTCGATTAATCAAATGCGTTACGAGACAAAATTGACGTAGATTCATCTTAGTTGTATGATGAACTTGTAATGACATATCCGTTCTCGCAACGCGATGTATGGTCTTTCACGATTGCACTCGTGAAAGACCAGGAAGAACTCCCTAACGGGAGTTCTTTTATTCATCTGTTACTGTCCCATAGCACACTCCTCTCATCGTGTGAACACATCGTGTTTTTAACTTCCAACTGCCTAATAATATCACATAATTTATCTGCATGTAGGAATCGCAAATTTGACCTTGGTGTTATTGAAAAAATCATATTTACCAAAGTAAAAAAGGGGCCGAAGCCCCTTTGGATTTTGCGCTGAAAAAAGTGTTGCTAAGATGCTAGAAGCTATGGTTAAAGAACGTCTGCCGTAATGTCTATCACAGCGTTGAGCGGTCTGGCCATAGTGACAGGCGGAGTCTTTTCGATAAGAAATCAAACCAAACCGCTCAACGCTGTGTTGGCGGAGGATAATGGAATCGAACCATCATCGCTTTCGCAATGGGACGGTTTTCAAGACCGCTTGGGCGCCATGCCCTCTATCCTCCGTTCGTTGTGACGCCAGATGCTTATCTTCTGGTTGCTTCAACGAGCTGCAATTCATCACAACGGTAAGGGCATTCAGGGAATCAGATCCGTCGCGAACAGCCAAAGAGCGCGCCTTCCTTGCTGTCGTCCAAATACCCTTACCGTTGTGGCGATGGTGGGTGGATTCGAACCACCGACCAGTTGATTAACAGTCAACCGCTCTACCACTGAGCTACACCATCTAAGGTTGACACCGTCAGCCTCTGTCGATTCACGGACTTGTGGGGCTGTATCGCCGATTCACCGGTGTCGTTCGTTTCCTGCCACTTGTGCTTTACGTGTTCACCAAACGCTTACAAGCCAAGATCTTCAAATACTTTCCGAGGGTTGAGGAGAGTTTTCATTCAGATCTAATTAGATGTATGGAATCATTCAATCGTTGTGGCCACGGGGCAGTGACAACAATGGCTATAACCAGAAGGATAATGAATCCGTGACCACAACGTTGAGACCACTGAACGGATTAATGTACTTGGCCCTACATGTCTGCCGGTTCTGCCTCTGTGATGCAAAAACCAGTGGTCTCAACGTTGCGTGCTGGCTCACCTAACCAGCCGGGTTACGTCGCCATTTTTAACCCAAAACTAAACGACATAAGTAACAGAAATGACGTAACAGGATAGACGGTCGGGCCTTTGGGAGCCGGGATGTGTTGGACATAAAACCCAACCGCCCATTCTGTTACCACATTGGTAAGGGCATCTGGTTAACCAGTGCCCTACCTGCGTTTTGCAATCACACTCGCTTAGTGTGTCCCATTTCGGTGACGAGGCTGGAAACTGACCTCGCTGGTGTTTAGCTTTTTAGGCTACTGCCAGGTACTGATTGTCGTTTGCTGTTATCTTTAAACGTTCAAACAGTCGCGTCTCAACGAAAACAAGTCAATCATAGTTGCATCAAAATAATAAGTAAATACTTACCTATCATTCCATGCATTCGTTTGCTCCTTTTTTGATCAGCTTTGGCTTATCATCCTGCGTCCGTTGGATTGTGGCCGTGAAACGTTTTGCCTTTATGCAAAGGGTTTCACCTTCCTTCAGCTCTCCGTAACGCTGTTCAAGTAGAGAACCAAGGCACCAAAGCGTGTCATCGATACGCTTGCGACTGGCGAATCTTAAAAGCAGTAGCTTTACCAGGCACTGGCCAATCGTAAAAGCTACTGCGACACCAGAAGCCACAAAGTACAAGCCTACCCACCAGTCTAAGGAGGTTAGATTGCTCATTTTGATACCCCTGTCTCGTGAACGACGCGATATACCCGCTTACCGATACGTAGTGTTTTGGTCTTCAGTTCCTGCTTGATCAAGTCATGACAGATGATGAAGCCAAGGGCGACGCCTCCAGAAAAAGACAATACGATGTATGGAATCATGAGTATTCTCCTGCTTCAATCAGTTGCTCAAGCAGCTCTCGCCCCTTATTCGTTAACTGGTAGTTCTCTGCCTTTCCTTCCGGTTCGACATTGGCCACCAGGTTCATCTGTTCGAGCTTGGCTCGTGTCTTGGGTTTCCAGTTAGCGTAGAAACATGACCATTGGCTGATTTCACGCAGGGTTTCCTTCTCTCGCTTACTCAGGACGATCATCGCCAGTCTCCTTTAGCGTGTCAGTAATGTCGATGATGCGGTATACGCGGCCACGTCTTTCCATCAGCCCGCGCTTCACGTAATCGTTGATGCAGCTGAGCATCACCAGAGTTCCGATGACGAAGCCGACACCCAAAAAAACAATCATCCAACCGAGCATCATTCTTTATCTCCGACACGTTCTTCAGTATCGCGAAGGCATTTGGGCCACTTAAGCCGCGGATGACGCAGACTGCCATCTGGCGTGTACTCGTGAAAATTCACCTTAACAATACGGCCCATGTACTTGTCCTGGTTATGCCAGATCTCATCGAGGTAGCGATGCTTGATTCCAGAAGCGCGGACCTCGGTTCCATCTTCGAGGCGAATAACGATTTTGCCGAGCGTATGAGCAAAGCCGGCATCCGGATCTCCGGGTAGAAAGCCGATAATCTCCCCATCAGCTTCGTTTTCATCTTTTAGTTTCCACCAGCTGCGGGTGCGCTTGAACTCGTATACAGAATCCGGGTCTTTGCCCATCTCTCCTTCTTCGTTATCGTCCAGACGCTTCATAAACCGCTCTACAAAGTCTTCATGGCTGTAGATGATGTAGAAGGGGTGCATATGAATGTCAGCCGCGTAATCCTGGCCGCGTGTATTTCTGAACCAGGCCACCAACAGTGAAAGACGCTGTTTCAGCTTCATACCGTTCTTCTGGTATTCAACTGTTTTAGCCTGTACGCGCCACTCTGGTAGGAAGAAATCGAAGATATGATAGGTTGCGCCAACCGCCTTCACGTTCTTCTTGCGTAGCGCTGAGACTGAATTGTTAAAAGAACCTGCAGTACCTTCACCATCGAAAAAGATGTGTTTGTAGCCGGAGAGCTTGCCCAGCTCCAGCATGGCAGGTTTCAGGTGATCGAGAGATGTAATCGGGTTTCCGGTACGCGACAGAAAGTTAACCTCTTCCTCGTCCACGATCACTTCACAAATAACCCGAAGACCATCCAGTTTTAGGCTGCCTATCATTGGCCATCTGGCTTTTGGATTTGCCTTGAAGGGGTACTTGTCGCCTTTTTCTTTATAGGCGGTGGCCAGCTGCACCTCAAACTTCGGGATCGGGCTGGCGAACACCTTATTGCAGAGACTTATGCCGACGCCGGCTTTCGGGTCTTTCAGCAGGAACCGGCGAAATACGTCCTGACCGTCTGCACACATCGAAGCAACCAAAGACTCGACCGCAGTAATGGCTGCGTTCCCCGTAAGCTCCCGGGCAGCCAGTTTCTCCAGCAGCTCTATCGCCTTCTCATCACTGGGTACGGACTTGCTAAGTGGATCGACCACGTTGTATTTCTTCACCCCGAAACGAACAAATGGGTTCAGCATGAGTGACACCATTCTTTGTTCGAAGTCATCCATACTGGCCAGCGCCTCTTTCTTGGCGTTCGTTCCCATTGCTTTAATGGCGTCCAGCTTATGTTTAAGCGCGATCAGCTTCTCCATTAATCGGTCTTCTCCTTTAAGGTTTCTTTGATAAGTTCTGAATAAATCTCGCTGGCATCGGGCAGTCTGCCAGTTTCAGCAACGGTCGAAGATTGGTGCTTCCCTTTAATTCCACTGTAGATAGATGCACTGCCTCTCTTCGGCTGCAAGGTTCTCGCTGTTCGGTTTCTTTCCTCCACCTCTTCAATGAGCGCCGGCATATCGACGAAATACAGCGACTCACCTTGCCGGATTTCCTCCACCATCATTTTCAGCGCCTGGCATTTTCCGGCCGAAATGGCGTTCGCACAGGAGGTGAACGATGACGCCGGCAGTCGCTTCTCTTTGAAGGCAAGGATCGTGTGCTGACAGACGGTGTAGCTGCAGTACGAGGCATGTCCGTTAAGCTTCACTTCCGGGCAACGCAGCGAGTAGCCGTTGAGTCCAGAGATCGAAGGGATTTTTGATAAGTCAGTTTTGGTAGCCATTTCTCTAAACGATAACCTTGTACTTACTTACTAATCAGTTTAAATAACTCTGTACGGGGACACAGTACATAGTCACGGCTTACCAGGTGGCCCAGCCGGTCATCTTGTCACTTGCGGCTTCGTATCGATAAGGGGTTAGCAGGTCGTTTGCAGCATGAACGGCGTGGGATTTGGCTTCCTGAATCAGCATAGGCATTTCATTGGCCAACCGACTGATCTTACTTGCGTATTGCGCCAACACACCATCACAGACGCGGCCAGCCTCAACGATAACGTTGATTAAATCCAGGTCACTACGACACAAGTCGCAGATACGCCCATAGTCCAGCTCACGAACACGCGCTATAGCCTTGTTGTAATCTCCAGAGACAATCATTTCCAACAAGCCTGGTGGTGCCACCAGATCTACATGGCGCTTTTCAACATCGGGAGAGGTCATGACGCTGACGAAAGCCTCTCCTACTGTCTCGCATTTGCTTTCTACGGCTCTTAGAGTCACGTCCACGCTCTTCTCAAGCGTTTCTCTGCTTTCCATCTGGTAGCAGTTTGAGAAGATGATTTTGTCGTCATACCAGGCGCCAAAGCGCACAAGGTGCCGAATGCCGGCCTCAAGCGACGGGACGATGAAAGCAACCAGAGCTACACGCTTTTGAACAGTACCAGGCATTTCAGGCGTCTTTGCGTACCACACCACCACCGACGTATGTGTCGCCCCTTCTTTGAGAGGAATGCAGGATAGCGCATTCGATATATGCTCTGATGCCGTGTTGAATGAGGCATCGATGATGCTCTCCAGCTCGCCCACGCCAAGCTCTACGCCTGACTTCTTGATCATCTCCAAAACTGCCTGTTCGATATCTTCTTTCATGTGATGTCCTCCACAACCAGAAATAAAATTATTACATGAAAATATGTAAGTAGCTACTTATCAAAAGACAGCAAAGAGGGACATAATGGCACCAACCCAACACAGCAGTGCATGGGCCACAAGAGCGTTTAGCTCGGAGCGAAGCTATCTATCAAGACTTAACCTTACTAATGCTGTTCGTACTCTGCTAACATCTTAAAGCGCATAGCAATGTGTCAGGGTATTGACCACCCTGATTGATAACAAACGCCATAAAATTAGAATGCGTTTTGCATAGAAGAGGAAGGTATGACTTTTTGGAATGATTCCTACCAGAGCGAATTAAAATCAATAGACCTTTGGATTGATAAAAATATCAGATATAATGATGTTATCCCTGGCGATCTTAGCAAGCTTAGTGATAATGAGTTTATAGAGGCTGTATTGTTTCTTAGTTGGGATTATTTTCGAAACTTATTTGTTTCCCACAGGGATTCTCTCAACAAATATACTCAATTCAATCAGCGCTACTTACAAGAAAGAGCTCTCCCAAGGTTGGATAAACTAGAGTCAAACCGTTTTTATTTTTTAAGCATTCTAATAAGAAATGTGTACGAGCACTATTTCTGGACTCAAGATTCTGCACATCCTCCTGTTTTTGTAGAAAGGGAGACACTTGAAAGATTAGACCAACTGGCCTCCCCCTCTGATAGAGATGCGCAATTCTTGTGGATTGAGCGCTCAATGCCTGCCGCATTAATAAAGAGTATTTTATCATCGGAAGAATTTGTTACATTGAGAAAGATGGCTAACGATGTCAGTGGGTATGAAGAAAAATTCACCAACCAGATAGAGTTAGGAACTCAGAAAGCTCAAGAACAAATAGAAAAAGCTTCTGATAACCTTAAGGCGTTAATTAATAGAGCTGAAAATTCTCAAAAAGATATCAGTACGTATGTTGATAAGCTTAATGAATATAAAAGCGAGTATAACTTCGTCTTGTTGAGCAAAGCATTTTCAAATTTACTACACACAAAACAAGATGAGTACCAAAAAAATCACCATAGCGTTATTTTCTTTTCAGTTTTATTGGTTCTTATCCCCACAGGGGCTTTGATAAACCATATTTTCGAGCTGTATAAGGTTGAATTCAACCTTAGCGCACTTGCTTATTACTTACCGATATTATCGCTAGAGTTGCTAATGTTTTATTTTATGCGTCTTTATTACATTGAAGGAAAAGCTATTAAGGCTCAACTCTTACAGATAGAACAGAGGCTAAGTCTTTGTGAGTTTATACATGATTATGTGGAGACAAAAAGTAAATCAGGCTCTGAAAAGGAATCGTGGTCATTATTTGAAAAGCTAATTTTCAGCCCTATACAGGTTTCTTCTGAAAACATACCGTCCTTACTGGATGGTGCATCATCTATTGCCGAGTTAGCTGGAAAAGTCTTGTCCAGAGATTCAAAATAATCATTGCTGGCTGCTCAGGCGGCAGGCAGCCAGCAATATACTTCACGAATTAAACACCCTTATACCGAGAACCTTGCTCTGCAGCTCCAACTGCTTAGAGTAGGGTTTTGCACGATAGTAGGCTTTGAGAATTTGTTCCTGGGTGGCCTCCCCGGGATCTAGCCCTTCTTCTCCAAGACAGGCTATTTTCACATTTAACCCTATACTGGTTAATCGTCTGGCGGCCGCCATTGTGTTGCGGATCGCTTGCTTCTCGCTATCCCACATCATGATGACGTTTCGCAGACCATCAGCCTTTAACGACAGAAACGCGCCCAGTTGGTCTTCTGCGTCTACAGTCGTGTTTCCGGACAGATGCATCCCGAACGTGCCAATGGGCTCTACGTAGTCCCGGAGCGTCTCTTCGTCGAATATGGCGCGCTTAACCCCCATGACATCGAAAGCCCCCTCACAGACGACGACGGTCTGTTTACCAACTGCGTTATGACCGTTATAGAGAAACTTCCCGGATGCCGGCAGCTGCATAGGGAAGAGATATCGGCGTTCTGCTGCGCCGGTGACGTCACGCCCTTGGAATGTCTTCATCACCCCATTCAGATCATAAATCGGTATCAGGATACGCATATCGAATGCCTGCCCTTTTACCTGATCGGTATATGGGTCGACATAAGCATGTTTTCCCTCGACGCAGTAACGCAGGTCAAAATATTTGGCCAGCTCCGGGGTAATGTTCCGCTCAACAAGATAGTCCGGCAGCCGACCGTCAATTGGCAGTTCATAATGCCGCGGTAAAGCCACCGGGCCTTCAAGTTCCACAGCACTGGCCAGCACAACCTCTTCTTTTTTTGGCGCCCAACCTTGAGACAGGAGAGCGTTATGTACGTACTCCTCAAAGGCACGACGAGACTTACCGCTGTAGTGTTTGAGGAAAACCAGCTTGTTAAATTGAATTTCTTCTGGGTGATCGCCGGCGAAGCATTTCCCGACGTTGTTGGTCAGGTTGAAATAGACCTTCCAGTTTGTGCTTCCACATATCGGACATTCTTTGATATTCACTTCGCGGCCGCGGGCGCTTACACCGCCGCGACGATAGATGATGCCTTCCATATCCAGCCATTGTTCGAAATCCAGCTCGGACAGTAACTCTTTGAGGTCACTCATTGTCATTCACCGCAGTTTTTAAAAGGCAATATCTTGATAAGCCTCGGTTTTTGAATACCATAGAGGCTCATGTGTTTTTCCTTTTGTGATTAAACAAAAGGTAATTTGGAAGGGCGTGGGGCTGTTATCCGTCTTTGCCCCACGCCTATTTTTTAAAGAACTTCCATGATCCGCTCGATGAAGCGCATCTGTTCGAGGTTCTGCTTAACGCGAATACTCACCCCGCCCTTCTGGTTACGAGAACCAGCAAAATAGAGTCGTGCTTCGCCTTTGGCTTCTTCTTCCTCAGTCTTGTTGATAGTGATGACTAAGTCGGCAATACGGACTTTTTCGATATTGTCCGCGGCGTGCATCATGGTGGCCACTTCGGATGAGCCACCTTCACGGTTGGTCTGGGATGCCGTGATTCCTGCAACGTTGTGCTTATCGTAGAGAGCACGCAGATCGGTGTAGATAGAGCGGATGTTCGCCCGGTCGTCACGGAGGTCGTAACTGGCTCGCATCAAGTCCGCATAGTCGACCACCACCATATCCGGGATCATGCCATTCGCTTTCATGCTATTGAGCATACGATCCAAATCTGCAGGCGACATGCTTCCTGACGGGCGCTCAACCACCCAGAGATTCCCCACCCCTTTCGTCGCGCCAATCTCCGCGAGTTTCCGGTGAACGTCGTCACGCTGCTCTACCAGCTTTGACATCTCCGTTTCAGACAGCCGCGCATCGAAGCGATCGGAGAGAATCGAGGTATGCACTTCGAGAGAAAGATACAAAACGTTGTAGCCGGCCAGCGTTGCGTTAATGGAGAACTCCCCCATCGCTGTCGATTTACCTGATTTCGCAAACCCCATGAAGAGCACCATCTCACGTTTCGCCCAACCTTTTTGATAGAGCATACGATCCAGCAGCGGAAGACCGGTGGTGATGCTGTTCGGCACGTAATCATCAGAGGCTTCATATTCACGAGCCTTGTAACGTTCCGCTGCAGAGGCGTAATAGTCATAAATGCCCGTCGCTTCGTTAGAACCGATCTGCTGCACTTTGGCCATGATGGCCATCGCTCCCTGGAAGTCGCCCTTCTCCTTCATCTCGGCCGCTTTAATCAACGCATCGTCGAACGCTACACTTTTAGCGAACGTCGCGACCTGGTCGACCATGTAAGCCGTATCAGAGAGTTTTTCCGAGAGCACTCGCTTAAACGCCGCCACAACGTCCGGGAACATCTCTTCTCTGATCGTCTTATCGCGTTTAGCACGCTTGAACATATCGAGGATGGCCGCCGATGAAGGCGCGCTCTTATACATTCTGAAATAGCCCGATACCATGTTCACCAGTATGGCGTTCGCCGCATTGGAGAATTGGTTGGGGGCAACCAGATCGCCGGCACGAGTCAGAAACTCATGATCGCGGCAAAAATACGCCGCCAGACGATTCTGGAAGTCGTCGTCGAACTCTTCAGACAACCCTCGTCCCGTGTGGCAAAGTTCGGTCATGTGTTTGTTATCCTTTGG